TGAGGTAAAAGAAAATACTTTGACAATTAAGTCTATCACACCTGAAACATCAGAAGATGAAAAGATGGCACATGAAGAAAAAGTAGTACACAAAGGTATTGCTAAAAGGTCATTTACCAGAGTCTTTAGTCTTGCTGAGGATGTAGTGGTACAAGGTGCTGAATTAAAAGATGGATTGTTAAAGGTATCTCTTGAAAGGATTATTCCTGAAGAGAAAAAACCTAGATCAATTGAAATTAAGTAAAATAAATTTGTTGAGGGGGTTGACAAAACTCCCTCACTATTATATAATACGAGGTATATTATGAAAATTGTAGGTGGAAGTAAAGACCATTCTCGATTAAGTATCGATAAACATAAATTATCTGAAGAAGGTTCTGAGTCTGTAGTGATTAAAGAAGCAGAACGAGATGCAGATAAACCATTTACTATTGACGATTATAATGAAATGTTCAATCCTATTGAAACAAAAGATATTATGAAAGAAGAAGAACAACAAGAAAATCCTAGTGGTCTTAAGATCGCAATGAGAAAGGTAACAGCATTTGAAGTAATGCGTGTTGAGTTCCCATTAGAAGTCGTAGAAGAAATAAATGAAAGTGGTTTGACTGACGAAGCCATGCAATCATTAAAACTTATTTTTGTAACACTATCTAAAGAATACATAAAGCGAGCAACTGGTAATAGCTGTTCAGTTGATGTTGTGTCAATGAACATAATCACAAACAAAGAAGGCGAAACAGATACTCTACCAGCAATACAAAACGCATTACAATTTCAGTTATACTTGGAGTGTCCTAACGATTCTATACACATTCCGTATGACAAACTAATATGGTCTGATGTTAAATCTAATTTAGATAAACAAAGACCATCAAACTTCGAACTTGTTAAACCAGAAGTTGGAACAATGATTATCTATCCTTCATGGGTAGAAAGAGAAACATATTGTTTTTGGGGTAAAGGTGAACGCAGAACATTATCTGCAAAAGTAAATTATACAATCAACTATTGAGGTAAATTATAAAATGAAACTAAGTGATAAAACCATTTCTGTACTGAAGAATTTTGCTTCTATCAATCAGAACTTAATGATTAAAGAAGGTAACAGTCTACTCACAATGTCTGCTATGAAGAATATCGTAGCAAAGGCAGATGTAGAAGAAACCTTTCCAAAGGAAGTAGCAATTTATGATCTAAATGAATTTCTTGCTTCTTTATCTTTATTCTCAAGTCCAATACTTGACTTTTCAGATAACCATGTTACAATTAGTGAAGAAAATAGTCCTAAGAATTCTTTAAAGTATTTTTATTCTGATTCTTCTGTTGTAACTTCACCAAGTAAAACTATTACAATGCCAAGTTCTGAAGTGACATTTGAACTTAAAGGTGATGCTCTAAGTAAACTACAAAGAGCAGCAAATGTAATAGGTGCACCTGATTTAGTGTTAAGTAATGCTTCTGGTACTTCTGCTTTAGAAGTAAAAGATAAAAAGAATGATACAGCAAATACCTATTCATTAGATATAGAAACATCTGGTACAGGTACATTTGACTTCTTCTTTAAAGTAGAAAACATGAAGTTAATGGAAGGTAATTATGATGTTGAAATCTCATCTAAAAATATCAGTCATCTAAGTAGCAAGAATGGTTCAGTTGAATACTGGATTGCTCTTGAAACAGAGTCAAAATACGAAGGATAAATTGACAAACTACTTAGGATTATATTATGGAAAAATATTTGTGGGTTGAGCAGTATCGACCAACTAAAATTGAAGACTGCATTTTACCAAAAGAACTAAAGAAAACATTTCAACAGTTTGTTGACGATAATCATATACCAAATCTAATTTTAGCAGGTGGTCCAGGTGTAGGTAAAACTACAATTGCCAAAGCAATGCTAGATCAGATGGGTGTTACATCAATGATGATAAATGGTTCGGAGGAGTCAGGTATTGATGTCCTTCGAACTAAAATCAAAAACTTTGCGTCTACTGTATCACTTGAAGGTGGTCGTAAATATATCATACTTGATGAGGCAGATTATCTAAACGCACAATCTACTCAACCTGCTCTGCGTGGGTTTATGGAAGAGTTTCACAAAAACTGTGGATTTATTCTAACCTGTAATTACAAGAATCGTTTGATAGATCCTCTACATTCAAGATGTAGTGTGGTTGACTTCATTATTCCTAAAGAAGAAAAACCACAACTAGCAAAAGAATTCTTTGTTAGAGTACAGAACATTCTTAAACAAGAAAATATCAAGTTTGATACTAAAGTTGTTGCTGAATTACTTAACAAACATTTCCCTGATTGGAGACGAGTGTTAAATGAGTTACAAAGATATTCAGCATCTGGTCAAATTGATGCAGGTATTTTAATTGCTGATACTAATATTAATGACTTGATGTCAGCAATGAAAGCACAAGAGTTTACTAATGTTAGAAAGTGGATTGTTGATAATTTAGATAACGATCCTGTCAGAATCTATCGTAAGATTTACGATTCTTTATATGAAAAAATTGAACCAGCAACTATACCACACGCAGTGGTTATACTTGCTGATTATTCTTACAAGTCTGCCTTCGTTGCTGACCAAGAGATTAATCTACTTGCGTGTCTTACAGAAATAATGGCACAAGTGAGGTTCAAATGAGTTACGAACTAAAAGAATATCTTAATGCGATAAATTATAACAAAGAAAGATTAATGGATAGCGATGATCCCATGTGGGAAAAGAAGTATCCAGCATTTATTGTGAATAAGTGTCTTGCACCTTTTAATGATACTATACATCTTGTAAACGAGATGAATAGATTTCATCATCTAGATAACAAACTTCAGTTTGATTTTTTACTAAATACCTTGAGAACTCGCAAAAGATACAGTGCGTGGATGAAAGCGAGTAAACTAAAAGATCTAGAGTATGTTAAAGAGTATTATGGATATAGTAATGAAAAGGCAAAGTCTGCTCTTAATATGCTAAATGATGAACAATTAAACTCTATTAAAAATAGATTGAATAAAGGTGGCAAACATGGAAGATAATTACACATGGTCACAAGAGCAAATGTTCGAGGTTGCATTAAAAGAGCCAGATGACTTTTTAAAAGTTAGAGAAACTCTTTCTCGTATTGGTGTTGCTTCTCGTAAAGAAAGAAAGTTGTATCAGTCGTGTCATATCTTACACAAACAAGGAAGATATTTCATAGTACACTTTAAAGAACTTTTTGCTCTAGATGGCAAAGACACAAACTTGACTGAGAATGATATCGCAAGAAGAAACACAATCGTGAAACTTCTCGGTGACTGGGGATTGATTACAATGAAAGATAATCCAGAACCAATCGCACCATTAAGTCAAATTAAAGTTATTTCATTCAAAGAAAAAGATGAATGGACTTTAGAAACAAAATATAACATCGGTAACAAAAAGAAACAGGCAATCGGATAAGTGGCATACTCAGATAAAGTTTTAGATCATTATGAGAATCCAAGAAATGTGGGTTCTTTTGATGAGGATGATAATTCTGTAGGCACTGGCATGGTCGGTGCGCCTGCCTGTGGCGATGTTATGAGATTACAAATTAAAGTTAATGATGACGGAATAATTGAAGACGCAAAATTTAAAACTTATGGTTGTGGCAGTGCTATCGCTAGTTCTAGTTTGCTCACACAGTGGGTTAAAGGGAAGAGTCTCAACGAAGCAAGTCAAATTAAAAACGCAGATATCGCAGAAGAATTAGCATTACCACCTGTAAAAATACATTGTTCTGTTTTAGCAGAAGATGCTATACAGAGTGCAATAGATAACTACTTAATGAAAAATAAATTATGAAAAACTTTCAATCATTTATCGCAGAAGAAAATGTGAATGATGGTGATATTCAAATTGCCATCTTAACGAAAGTGTCATCTAAAGAAAAAGAAATTGTTTCTAACCAAATAAAGAAATATGCAGACAAAAATAAAATACCTTGCCATATCATTAATACTAAAAATGCATGGATAAACACAAATGATGTAGAGAAAGGTTTAATAACTGTATTAGATAAAGAAGGTAATAAAGTAGATTTTGAGGTAAATAAAACAGTTGTATTTGTTCGTGCTGGAGTTTTAGATAATGAAATAGGACTTGCATTACTTTCTACCTTTGAAAAAGCAGGTGCATTTATGATTAACAATCGTGATGGTATGATGACTTGTGATAATAAAATGTCAACCTATATTACATTTAATCAAAATGGAATACAGACACCCAGAACATCTATTATTAACAATGAAGAATCTGTAAAAGATGCACATAAAAGAATAGGTAGCAAGTTTCCTATAATTATAAAAACCATTAAAGGCACACAAGGTATTGGTGTATCAATTGTAAATGATTACAAAAGTATGATATCGGTCATACAATCATTATGGAAGTTTAATGCAGACTTATTGATACAAGAATTTTTAGAAATTCAATTTGATGTTAGAACTATTGTAATAGATGGTGTAATTATTGCTTCTACAAAAAGAGTAAAACCAAAAGATGATTTTCGTTCTAACAGGCATAGAGGAGCAGAAACATTTCCTTACATACTTTCTGATGATGAAAAAGAATTAATACTAAAAGCATATCGTTCTACAGGCGCATATATGGTTGGTGTAGACCACACAATTGTAAATGGAAAAGCATATATTTTAGAATGTAATGGATCTCCTGGAATTGGTTCTAACTTTGGAAATGGTGATGGTCAAAGTATGTCCCACGAAAGATTGATTGAAAAAATATTAGACCATGTTGGAAAAGCAAAAAATAGATTTGTGGGTTCTACACAAACTGCTGGATATGTAGAAAGAGTAGAAA